GCATTAGATTCCATATACGCATTTAACGGTGGCGCTACTCAGGCTACGCGTGAGGAAGCTATGAGTGTTCCTACGATCGCACGTGCTCGCGGGATCATCTGTTCGTCCATCGCTTCGATCGGCTTACAACTCCGGGACAATACGACGGGGCTAGAAGTGCCAATGCCTCGCGTAATTCGTGAGCCTGATCCTCGCGTACCGGGTAGCGCAACATACGTTTGGACAGCTGAGGATTTACTATTTTACGGTTATGCCTATTGGCAAATTACCGAATTATTTGCCGACACTATGCGAATCCGATCCGTTCAGCGAATCGTGCCAACGCGAGTCGGAGTATTTTTAAATGCTAACGGAACAGAAGTCAGTCATTACACAATCGACGGAAAACAAATTCCCGATTCTGGCGTGGGCTCGATGGTCGTTTTCTACGGTAACGACGAAGGATTATTAAATCGTGCGGGTCGTACAATTCGCACCGGAGCGGAACTAGAGCGAGCAGCTGCGAACTATGCGCGTGAGCCAGTCCCATCGATGATATTAAAATCAAACGGCACAGCGCTTCCAGCTGATCGAATTGCTAAACTCTTAGAGTCATGGGGCGTTGCGCGACGTAATCGTTCGACTGCGTTTTTAAATGCCGACGTAGAATTACAAACAGTCGGATTCGATCCTGAGAAGTTACAGCTGGCAGCTGCGCGTTCATATATCGCAACAGAATTAGCGCGAGCTATTGGTATTCCGGCATTTTACGTTGACGCGGAAACTGGATCGAGCATGACTTACTCAAACGCAAATGTTACTCGCAAAACTTTGCTTGATTTCTCTTTGATTCCGCTAATGACAAGCATAAGCACCAGGTTATCAATGCCGGACTTTACGCCGTCAACACAAACAGTTAATTTCCGCCTAGAGGATTATTTGCGCGGAAGCGAAGCTGAACGTGTAGCAATTTACAAAACATTATTTGAGATCGGCGCAATCAGCGTCGAGGAAATCCGACAAGCTGAGGAAATGATTAAATGAAGCTAAACATGCCGCTAACAATTACGTCAGCCGATAGCGAATCTCGGACAATTACCGGACGCGTCGTAACATGGAACGAAACTGGATCAACGTCCGCCGGACTTACGACGTTTAAGCCAGAATCTATCGCGACTAAGAACGTTAAATTATTACTCGAACACGATCGCACTCGACCAATCGGAAAGGTTTTATCCATGACCGCAACCGAACAGGGAATCGACGCGACATTTAAGATCGCGGAAACAACAGCCGGCAACGACGCATTAGTAGAAGCTGCGACGGGTTTGCGCGATGGTTTTAGTGTGGGGGTCAAAGTAAACGCACACGATTTCGTCGATGGCGTGTTAGTGGTCGCAAAAGGTTCGCTCGATGAGGTCAGTTTGGTTTCTGATCCAGCCATCGATAGCGCGCGCGTTTCTAGCGTAGCTGCGAGCGAAACCGAAGCCGACGAGGAAGTCGAATCAACAGATGATAATTCTGATTCCGTAGATGAGGAAACAGAGGAAACAAATCCAACAACAGAAGGAGAACAAGTGTCAGACACTACCGTTCCAGAAAGCGCCGCTGCCGAAACGGTAGAAGCGTCTAAGCACGTCCCAATGGCGTACACAGCGCCACGTTCGCCAATCGTGGATAAGGTTTCTTATCTACAATACTCACTAAAGGCTTCAGTCCTACATGACGAGGACGCTCGCCAATATGTCAAAGCTGCGGATAACACCACATCAACAGCACCGGGCATGGTTCCAACACCTCAGAGCCGCACAGTTATCAACGCGTTAGCAAATGCTGATCGTGGCATGATCGACGCACTATCTCGCGAAGCTCTTAGTGCTACTGGTATGACATTTGAGCTGCCAAAAGTTACTGGCGTTCCAACCGTTAGCAACATTGACGAGAACGACCCAATCACAGAATCACAATTAACAGCGACTTATATCTCAGTCCCAGTTAACTCATTTAAAGGTCGCGCAATCTCAACAATCGAACTCATCGATCGTTCAGACCCAAGCTACCTAACAGCTTTGCTTCAGAATCTCGAGTTTGCTTACGCAAAAGTTACAGACGAGTTCGCCACAGGCACAATCGTGGGCGCTGGTCAATCAACAGGCGTAAACGCTAATTCATCAACTGGATTCTTAGGCTTTACATCTCAAGCCGCTGGTGCTGTTTATTCATCATCACTCGGTTTCGCTCGCAACCTCGTAGTTAGCCCGGGACAATGGACTAACATCATGGGTTACAACGACAATGGCACACCTCTTTACAATGCGGCACAGCCAAGCAATCAGGCAGGAAACGTTCGCGGCGATTCACTTCGCGGCGTAGTTTCACCGGGTCTAAATCTATTCGTTTCACGTTCCATCGGAAACGCTGGAGCAACAACATCAGTCGGCGATAACTCAATGGTGGTTATCAACCCTGACGCGTGGACATGGTACGAATCTCCACGATTCGAGCTACGCACCAACATCAACAGCGACGGTACTGTGGATATTCTTTACTACGGTTACGCCGCAATCGCTCCAAAGATTCCATTTGGCGCTTGCTGGAATCAGGTTTGATTCTAAATAAATAATCATCGGTCGTTTCGCTCCCGAGGCGACCGAGCAGAACTAGAGAGGATCGCTAATGCCAATTATTACCGCGGACGAACTTCGCGCTGTCTTAGGCGTTAGCGATTCTCTTTACCCTGACGCATATTTAGAGCTTATGATTGCCAGCGCCGAGGGCGCTATTTTGCCGTTGCTAACTGGTTATCAGTCAGCAATTACAGGGATCGAAGTTAAAAATGGCATGGCGTTTTATACAACTCAACGCATAAATTATTTCGTACCGGGTCAAGCTGTCGTTATTTCAGGCTGCGGAAATGCGTTTGATTTAACCGTTACGGTTAACGATCACAGAATCGCGCCGTACATATTTACCACAGCAACAGCAGCACCCGATCAAATCTTTACACCTAAGATTCCCGCTGGCTTAGCCGTACTTAATGGCTCAACAGCTGAGGATTTATATTCAGGCGTAGCGCCTGTAAAGTCGGCGCTGCTAGTCGTATCAGTAGAGGTCTTTCAGTCAATTACAGCACCGGGCAACACTTCGGCTCAGGTTGACTTTAATCCATCGCCGTTCGTACTGGGTCGATCATTACAGAATCGCGTAGTCGGTTTATTAGCTCCGTTTATTGACGTCGAAACTATGGGTCAATAAATGCCAACCAGTATTCAGGCTAACGTTCGTGCGCCATTAGCGACCGCTCTCGCTGGCGTAACGGCTTCGGTCTATGAGTCAGTACCCGAGGCGGTTATTCCGCCAGCTGCGATCATCGTGCCGGGTACTCCATATTTGGAAACCACGCTAATCAGTAGCGCAATCCAGTTAAAAGTTAATTTTACAATTTCAGCCGCCGTCGCGTACAACAATAACGCGGGCGCTCTCGATAATCTCGAGAAGTTAGTCATACAGATTCTCGCGGCTATTCCGTCGGGATATATTGTCGGCGACGTATCGCGTCCGTCGATTATTGCGTTAGGTTCGAGTAATTTACTTATTTCGGACATCGACGTTTCCACTTACTATAAGCAAGAAAACTAGGAGATAAAATGCCAACAACAATCGTCACCGGGCGCGATATAACTTTCACCATCGATGGTGACAATTATGACGCACAAGCAACAGCCGCGACTCTTACAATCGAGTCAACAATTAACACTTACCAAACGCTAGACGGTAAGGCTTATTACACAACCGATACACAGGGAACTTTCGACGTCGAAATGCTTGCCGATTGGACAGCTGGCGGATCATTATGTAACCAACTTTGGAACGCAGCCGACACAGCTCCAAACACACCACTTTCAGTCGTGTTCACAGCTGCGAGCGGATCAGTCTTTAACTTTGACGTACAGCCAATTTTTCCAAGCGCCGGCGGAACAGCACCAGACGCTCAGACTGTATCGCTCAGCTTCACTTGCGTAACCACACCAACACTATAAAGAAAAGAGATCGGGAGCATGAAGTTACAAATACATATCGAAACGAACGACGGCAAGACAGCACCCACCACAGCGCAACCACCAGAGTTCGGCAAATGGGAGCACAAG